ACATCGTCTGAGTCTCTTGATTACACAGAGCCTTTTGTTGCTCACAATGAGGTTTAGCTTGCTTGTTCTCTTTCAGATCATCGATCTCTTTGAACACGCTTCGCCTGATGAAAAAACCGATGACGATGGCCGCAAGGCTTACGATTCCCCCGACGAAGGCGACCACCTGAGTAAGAGTGAAGGTAACCTGGGCAACTTGCTGTGTCGGTTCAGACATTTTTCTTCTCCTTTTTTAAGATCAGATTCAATCTATCCATGCGACAAAGCTTACTCCCGATGGCGGAGTAAAAGTAAACGGTATGTGTATCCACTTTAAATTTTCAGAAGATGCTGCATCCCATCCGACTCCCAATGTTAGAGGAGGTGTCTTTGTTGGATCATACGCCCATCCAGCACTATAATGCCACCATGAACTTGTCTCATACAGTAGAGCAGACGCCTGGAAGGTTACGCCTAAAGCGTCGTTCGGAAAATTCGTAAGGTCCAGACCTTCTATTCCTACAGACCCTGCATTATACCCCCAGACGGTTGGGGCAGTATAGGCAGTTGGACAGGGATAATAGAGTGTGATATGGGTACTGTCGGCTTTAGAGAGTACCCTATTTGTATGAACATTACTCGCATCTCCAATGATTATTGGATCATCGTTCGAAAAAATAGTGCTGTCCCCAACTGTAAGGGTGATTGCACCAATTAGAGCGTTTGATGCTGTGGTCTGTTTGCTTACATCCCTCGCCACAATGGGATTACCACCATCTGGAGTCCAGCTTGTCCAATTTGTTGAAGTCCATAGCCCCCCTTGCCATTTTGCCGTAGATGCTTTCAAACCCAAAATATAGAGGGAGACGGTACTGCCGTCGCTGAATATTCCGATTGGAAGTAAACCATTGTCATTCCATGTACCGCCTGCCCCAATATTTATTACTGGGTTACCAGCATAATTCGTGAGTGCAGCTAATGATGCCCCATAAAAATAGCCAACTGTGATAAGATCGCTGGCGTTTTGTCCACCAACATACATCTTCCAGAGACTTAAATTAATATCATAAGTCACGACGGGGAAACGATGCCCCTTTTCATCATATGCCCCACCCCCACCTGGGGTCGTAATATAACCCTGATCAGTCCAAGTTTCTTGGTCTGCTGAAGTGGCATATCTGATTCTCCATTTTCCATTATACGGGTCTGCGTTTCTTAGGGCAGAATAGAATAGATAGTAAGTCCCGTCAGTAAAGATAATGAATGGATCTTTTACAAGAGATTCCCCAGTTAAGGCTCCAATAAGTGCCAGTGTAGTAGTAGGGTTTCTAAAATATTTATACCCACCATCAAGAGAGAATGCTCTACCAATTTTATAGTCACTTGCAGACGAAGTCGATGCACCATTATAGTATGCTTGTATCGGGGTCTCATTAGAGAAAATACAATACTCGGACTTCATCGAGGTACAATAATAGGCATTTGTATAAATCTCACCCCAAAAGGCTCTAAGAGTAGTATAAGATTGAAGTGAGGTAAAATTGACATAGGTTGTTTCTGCATATGATTTAGTGTCTCCTCGGGAACGAATGGAAACTCTAAATTTGCCGTTTTTAATAATCAATGTAACATCAAGCCAATAAGCAGGATTAATGGCAAAATATGTAGCACTTGTTGACCATCCTGTTCCCGTCCAATATTGCCACGTTCCAGCCGTATCTTTGTACGAAACCTGCAAGCCGCCTCCTATGGAATTATAACTAACTATCAACTTTAGGAGCGGGTTTACGGTTGCAACAGCAGCCACTGCGGGAGTCCCATCATATAGACTCATCAAATGAACGGCACCACTTGGAGTGCCATCTATCTTATGGCGGATCGTATAAGCGAATGTATTTGCCGTGACAAGAGCATCCTTAAGATAGGCTATGGCGGCATTGGCATCCGCAGCACCCATAGTAACATTAACAGTTCCGCCCGATTCAGCAACGGCCCCATCACCGGCAACAGATGTGCCAAACTTAGTTGAATCTAAAGAAGCATCGTCAAAATCGTCACGCCAAGACATTTATAAACCTCTCTTTTTATGATATCGTAAAATCAACCTGAATAGCAATTTGCGTTGGAGTTCCGGCCACCGTTACGACCATAATCTCCAACTTATCCCCCGCCACGTAAGCAGTATTTTGAACCGCTCCACCATCCATCCATACATCAGCACTTGTAAGAGACAACGCAGCGGCAAGGTGATTACTGACACCATTCAACCTTGCATTGATCGTTGCCCCCGTTCCGCCCACTCGATATCCTCTCACATTTGTCACGGTACAAGCAAACGGCGCTCTCCAAACAATGACATTAATTGCTACCGTTGGACTTAACACCGTTCCACCACGACTCACAATATTCGTTCCACCACCTGCGGCGGCAATCGGTTCTATCATCACCAATATGTTGGTTGCCGTCAAAGCATAACCAATGATCTGAGAATTTTCATCGGGTGGAGTTTGGGTCAACTCGCCCGCGGTCGTTGGGTCAAGGTAGATTGGCGCTCCGATCGTTGCCCACGCCCATCCAGCATTGATGATCTCCCCCATTCGGTGAATACGTATTTCATTGCTAATATAAGCCGTTCCACTTACCCATGCGATCCCCGATGATCCGGCCTGTATCCAATAGATAGCCCAATTAGCTCCAGTTATGGGTTTATTGGTGCTATCAGATATATGGTTCCGTATACAAGTATAATTTAAAGTATCGGTTCCAATCACCTCGTCTACATCTCCTACATCCTTGCCCTCAACGGAGATGCCAAGACAAGGCTGTTTCACCCCATTCGCCTGAGCCTTATACCATTTGCCATCGGAGGCTTTTAGATACAAAGCCTTATATGCCGCTACAGTTTCACCAAGAGTGCCAATTATCCGGCTGGGGATCACATCGTCAAGCTGTTCCATGTCAGAAGTCAAAATTGCATCTGCCCCCTGAACGGAATAGTCAGCAGTATGAAGATCATATTTTTCGGTTGTCATGATAAACCTCCAAGATTTTTAAGACAGGTTACTTCCGCTTGATCCGACTCGTAGACAATGCCTGCCTCAGTCAAATAATTCGACAATTTAAAAAGCACTTTATCGGCCAGAGATCCATTATCCTCTAAATTCATCGCCTCAGTATACGTCCAGGTAGCGGCGTCAATCACATTAGTCGTTCTTACCTTAATTCCCTCCACCCAAACTTCCACACTAAAAAGACCCTCTCTGTCGGAATCAGGAAGATTGACTCCAAATATTCCAACGCCTGACCCCTTACCTCTATATCTCGGCGACCAGGTTAAAATGATATTTGTATCATATCGTGAAGCAAAGGAACTTCCATTAGCACAAAAGTTCTTAGGTTTATACGGAGTAAATGCTACTCCAGTGATCGCAAGCGTCAAGGCTATACAATCTGAAATATCGCCAATTTGTTTCGAGTTATAAGGGATAAATTTAAACTTTCGAGATACTCCAGGAAGGATCTCTTCGTTTTCGACGATCGACGCATTCATGTTGATGATATAAAAATCTTCTCCTACAGAATGGTTGAGCTTCTCCGTCCCATATCTTCCTCTAATCACATTCTCCAACTTATATTGAAGTCCCGCAATAGGAGTAATATCTTTAAAAGAGATAATTTCATAAACTCCTCCGGCCTGAAATATAATAACTGTATTCTTCTGTCCTGATAAAACTTCAGACCACGTTGCAGCCTCAACCTGACTCACATCATTATTATGAAAATCAACGGTGATCCCTATCTGCTCATCAATAGTATAAGTTTGGTTTGAGTACGCCACAGCCAGAGTTCCGTAAGGTCTGATATTGGCGATGGTATCAACATAAAAGTAAGAGGCTCCTCCGTCAATACTCATCCACACTTCAAATCCGAGATCCAGGTCAGACTCACGACAGGCCATAGGAAGCAACGCAATTTTCTCTCCGACCATTACATAAGGAGTTTCAATGATTGCTTGATGGACAAAAGGACTAACGGTGTAGTCCGGCCTTGGAATTGAATGATCTACTGGTTCCGCATAAGTTTCAACCATGCTTCCAGCAGAGAAAACGTCCTCCATTGCGGTGATGATGATTTTCTCTGACTCGATTGCCTCCTCACTCTTGCCTAAAACACGGCATATCATTTGAGAAACCGAGTAAGGAGAGTAGTTCCACTTAAAACAATCTCCAACCTCATGACGAAATGCTCTTCTATTAACCGAAATCTTCAACGCACCAAAGGGATATGACTCTTTCCGAAGTTGATTATTTGCTCCCCAGACAGCGTTCTCGTTTGTCGAAAACATACCAAGATGAATTGTCTTTGAGACAGTCCTTCCCTGTATTTCCATGTTGCCTGGATCAATGGCAGGAGGATCAGTTATAGATTGTTTAATATTTATTGGCATTATCTATCCTATCTCAAGGGTGCTTTTAAGTCTTCTCTCAATATCGTAGAAGATTGCCTATAGATTATTTGTTAAGTACCATTTTCTACCATCCGCTCCTTGCGGCCATTCCATATCTCGATCTTAATTTGTCATACCATTCCGCCCATTCTGCCAAGGTTAATACCTTATTACTGTAAATAATCCAATCTCCATAGGACCCACCACCAGGATATAATCCCTTTGTAGCAGGATTAGCATCTAAACTTGAGCAACCTGACATTAAATAATTACACCAGATATTACTTGGAGGACTGAAGGTCTCGGACGACGACCAAAGCGTTCCATCAGGTTTTACGATCCTATATTTATATGCATCTTTATCTACAAAATGAAATGTCCATATATTATACCATTGAGCATGATATGTAGTCTTAATAATACCCATTCCATATTTTTCTTGATTTTGGTAATTGTAATATATATGGCCATGTTCAAGTAGAAATCCAACTCCAGAAGAAAGAGTCTGATTAGAACAACAAAGATACCCTCCATAGTCTTTTGTATCACCGTATGGATTTATTTTGCTCCGTAAAAATATGCCAAAACAAACTCCAGATGGTCCGATTTGTCCTCTATTTGGATAGGCCCAAGCAAAGTCAATGAGTCCATCACCAGCACCAAAAACATGCTGAAGAGTTGTTCCAAATCCAGGTCGATAAGTCCAGAATTGCCCTACATTTTGTACAACTGCAAGATTTGGGAGTGGCCCACCACCCCCACCTCCACCTGTTGCATGATTATAAACAGTTAATCCACTTCCCTCATCAAATTTATACCAACCAATAAGATAAGGATCTGAGACTGGTCTACCTGTAATCTCCGAATATTGCACCTTCACCTCATTAATTGTGCCAATCCAACTCCCCCGAGAAAATTCTGGTTTATCAAGGAGCATGGTTTCATCGATAGTCTCAAGATCATCAAGATCATAATCATCCCGTATAAGCTTTGGATGAAATGCTCCGTCGCAACCATATCTGAGTATTGCATCTATGTGAGCATTGACAGTCTCGATATAAGTCTCCAGGCTCTGCTGTTGATTCAAAAGAGCTGATATCCCCCTATTCTCCTCATAAAGGGTCAGGGCCACAGAGGCAAAGTCAGCGCTATGTAGCCATGTTTCCGGAAGCCTCCCAAGGATAGACAACCAATACCATATTGCATGCATCGGGTTATAGTCTAATACTTGAATAATATGTTTATCTGAAAAAACTATAGTCGGAGTTCTCCGGAGAACAAAACTCATTGTAGGCAGCCGGTTATAAGTGTCGACGCAACAATCATCAAATACGACACAACAAAGACCCTTCAAAGGAGAGTTAAGAGTTGCATCTCCAATAAGTGCTGCTACAGTTGCGTCTGCCGGCTGATCATCAGTTCCAAAATAGAAACGCATTGCTCCCACACCCTCTATTGCAACCGTTTCAACTCCCCCTGCTGGCCTCGTCAACTCCCCTTCCCAAACCACATCATTATCATTCTTATAAACGGCATAAAGCGCATCGGCTGGGCCAAAACAAATTCCAAGTTGCCAAGAGGCGTAGTACTTATATCCCGTAAGTTCCTTAGATTTCTTACCCCCACCGCCCTTGCCCCCGGACACCTTCGTATATTGAGGCTCCGCCCGTTCAAGGCCGTAGGAAAGAAGGAACCCAGTGATTTTTGAAGTTCCAAGCAGATCAGGAATAGGAGTGCCAATCATATTGGATGTCACCTGGAGGGGTTCGACCGCCATGCCAGGCGACTTTACATCTGGAGCAACAGGATCAACCATCATGCCGAGACTAAACCCTATCGACGCCCCCATGAATGCTCCAGCAGGGCCTCCGATAAAAAATCCTATGATCCCACCCGCAGCGGCACCTAAAAGTCCACCAACACTCATTCTCTAACCCCTATCCTGTAGTCAAATTTCATATGCTTCCCGAAGAAATGGTCGTCTACATTAATCTTCTTGACCCCAATATCATCGATGGCCTGATAAACATATCCATCGAAATAAATCCCTGCATGAGAAGCGGCTTTTCCAAAGTAGAAAAGAAGGATATCTCCGTTCCTAAAGTCGAAGGGAGGAACCCATTCTCCGTAAAGCCTTCTTTCAATGTGTTCCTTTAAAAGTTCACGGGTGTCATGCATGTGCCAATCTCTTGCATAGTCTGGGATCAGATCTTTTCTCCATCTCAAAATTCCAAATTCTGCAAGAGTTTTTGCAACGAAATGAATACAATCACACCCCAATCCCTTGACCCCGCAACGATGACGGTAAGGAGTCGGCGGGTCGAGCCACGAATCGAGAATCGCTTTAAGACAAGCCTGACTTTCAACACTCTCAAACAAATATCTCATGGAACCCTCGTTGCCGGATTCTCTTCAGGAATCCAGGGGGTTCCAAAGAAACGGTCAATATTACCGAATTTAGTTCTGCATGTTTCTATTCTTCTATCGCAACCAGGATAGACATCGACCAAATATGGGGCTACAAGGCCACTCATCCTATAAGCCATTTCTATCTCAGGCCCTTCGTGGCGAATAATTGTTCTCTTCTCATCCCCAAATTCGACAGACCCGTACGTAAACCACCCATCGTCATAATCATCGAACGTTGAACTGCTTAAAATTCTACCCGTTGAATCAACGGTGACAGTAGCGGGAATTGCCACCTTAGGTTGTCTGCAACCAAAATCAAAACCCCCCACGGCCAGGATCTCATACAATTGCCAGTTGCAGGTCTTCTGATATCGAAACTTTGGGATGGGCATGGAAAGGAAATGCTCAAAGCCAACGCATTCAGCATTAGCTTGCAGTCCTTTAAAAGACACTGACTTGATTTGACCGATAAAAATAACATCCACTTCTAAAGGACTAATATCTCTATGAGCCCTCATTATTTGTACCCAAATCTTCTCGACGGGATTTATGGCAATAAACTGAACAATAGGAATCTCAAGATAACCCGCATAGATCGTCATTTTAGAGACCTGCGTAGTGCTATCATAGGAGACAAGGCTTCTATTTAAGGCAGCAGGAACATAGGGCTCTCCTCCATAAGATACTGTCACATCGCCAGAAGTATAATACCAATGAGCCCCTCCCTCTCTCCAAAGATGGTAAAGTTCGGTCGGTCTTTTCTTGACCTTCCTTTCTTTGGTTCTGAATTTAGAAGAACTTGCTTTCATGAAAACCCTTCTGAAAACAAAGTCTGAAACGTCAGATTAAGTTTGCCGACTGCATCCGTCAAATAACCAACCTCAATTTCGTCCTGGTTAAATCTGCCAAAAAGAAGGAACGATACAAGAAGTCTATCTAACGACGATCCTGAACAAATCTTGCCTATGAAATCATCAAGGGTCAAAGTCGTAGAAGAAGGTGCCGCAATAACTTGCCTGTTGATTCTTGTCCCGTCCGGGAAGAGCATAGTTATGTATGTTCCTGCACCAGTATCAAGCCAGTAGTCCAGAAATTCTATATCCTCAATATGCAGATGATTATCTCCGGAGTTAAAAGCGGCCGTCACTCTGATGTCCGACTGCCAAGACGGAGTCCAGAAATTTCCCCATCGTCCCATCCGGGAATCGAAGAAGTCCAAGACTTTTTGAATGTCTGACTTCTGTCTTTCCAAAAAATTTA